AACGTCAAGTTGTTCAGATGGACTGGCTATCCCTATACCAATAGAGGTTGTTGTTGTATTACCGCGAGTAGTAACAGTTTGTAACGTATCAGCTTCCGCTGGATTATTCTCACCAGTAAGGACAGGAACACCACTGACATGCAGTCCTTCTCCAAAATATCCAATCGTAGGAACATAAACGCCACTAGCAAAATCTAAAGTAGCTGTATGCATCCCGCTAGAAGCATGGACTCTATCTTGACCGTCTGCTAAAACTGTCGCTCCAGTGTGAGCTACTGGTATCTCTACTTTGTTTCCTAAAGCAACAGCATAGTCTCCACTAACTTTGGAGGCTTCTCCTGGACCTACAAGGGCGAACCGACCTGATGATTCGGTAAACCAACCACCTAAAGTAACCGAATCACTGCCGTAAACTTTATTTCCCTCTCCCCCTAATACAGAGCTGAACGTTCCATGAACCTCGTTTTCTTCTCCACCTCCAATAAAAGAGTAACCATTTCCTCCTGAAATTATGTGCGAGTTACCTCCAACTATAGCGGATACAGGATCATGGACTTCATTTGTTTCTCCTCCAGCGATAACACTACTAGACGCATTTTCTATTTTATTGTTTACACCACCCCCAATTGTGGAATGATTAGAATTTAAAATATCATTGTTTCTTCCTCCGACACTTGAAGAATATTGGCTACCTGTGATGTCAATTTGCGAACCACCTCCAATAAAGTTAAAGTCACCTCCTGATATGTTATTAAGTGTTCCTCCAGCAATAGTATCATAATCTCCACTGATGTGATGACCTGATCCACCTAAAATCGCTGATCCTGTGGAAAAAATCGAGGCTCCTATTCCCGCTATTACAGCTTTTTGTTCAGATTGAATTGAATAGCCATCGCTTGTAGCTATTTTTACTTCGACACTATTTCCTACTACTTCTAATTTACTAGTTGAAATGCTTGTTGTCCCTATTCCTACGCTCTGGGTTGTAGTATTACCTCTGTCAGTGACAGTTTGTAAAGTATCTGATTCCGTTCCTGCGGCATCTCCAGAAAGTAAATAAGGTATACCTGTCGGACCAGTTAATCTTCCTGCATCTCCTGTTCCTAACGCATTACCACTAACATTGAGATTACCCCCGTCTGCGTCATCTCCTTCTAATCCTCCTTCGATTGTAAAATCTCCTACAAGAGTTTGATCTCCTTGGTTATAAAGATTTAAATCTGGTCCTTCTACTGTCGGTTCAAGAGTAAATGGCCCTACAGTAAATAATTCCTCATTAAATCCTACTTCAGTATCGGCAGCTAATTTAAAAAATAGACCTGTTCCCTCTGGAATTCCATCATTGGCTGTTAGTCTAATTCTTTGCCCTTCTTGCACAGAATTAAGGGGGAAGTTTCCTACTAGAGATCCTCTATTTGTCGTGAAGTCTTCACCAGTTCCATGAAATAAAACAACATCTCCTAAACTTGTGAAGTTTGGTGATTCATTAAACCCCAAATCAAATTCGATAAACCCAGTGACACCTGAATCATTTATAGGTTGATTGTTAAAATATTTGATAGCATCAGCTCTATCAGCAGCGGAGGATATACTACCAGTGTCTGGTGGGCTATTATTTGTATAACTTTCATTTAAAACTGTTTGTCCCGAAGACCTAACAAATACTTTATCGAAAGTAGCCGTATTAGCATATAAGTAAAACTCACTGGTATGGACACCCCCGTCTTGGTTTACCACCTGATTTCTAATTCCGAAATTTCTAGTGAAAGATCCGAAGACATCTATGTTTTGCGAACTAGAAAAAGTAAAAGTTGAGTCTCCACCAATTCTATAATCTGCGAAAGCTACAGTCCCGTCTGTATTTAAAATACTTATTTTCTGCCCACTTACAAATGGGTCAGCAGCTATTTGTGCCGCTGAAGATAATTGCTCTCCATTTCTGTTTAAAATATTAAACTGTAAAGTTACATCAGATCCTTCGGTGTAAACTCCGCTTCCAGTTGTAATTTTAGATAAATCTGTAGAATCGGCATCAAAAGATGTTTGGAACTCATGGATATTGTTGGTTGTAAAAGATCCTTCATAATACCCAGATGTAGAGATATCACCAGCGGTTGTTCCAATGCCTATTTTTGTTGGTGATGAATTAGTTCCTCCGATATATGTAGCATAAAAAGCTGCTTTATATTCTTGATCTTTTTCTGTATTGTATAAAGTGGAGCCTCCTACATTAACGTAAGGTCCATTTTCTGACCTTAAATCTCCAATAGGAGTGGCCCCACCGATAACTGTGGCTGATCCAGTGTAAATATTAGTTTCAGTTCCTCCTATAGATATAGGTAAAGTTGCCCACCCATCAGCTCCAATCGCACTTACGAACTCAACATCTGTCCATGTTTGAGCTGTTGCAGAAGCGTTCAAATATCCTCCTGCTCCTGTGGCTCCAGTGGCAAAATCTCTAGCTTCTTTTGCGTATGCAAAAGCTGCCCCAGTCTTGGGTATTTTTAATACTGTATAGCCTGTTTGGTTCATTATATGATGGTAATTCTATCTAAAAATGATTTAGAAAATGTTAAAGATTCTTCGTAAAGCACAAATATACCTGATGATGAATAATCAGAATCGAAATATGCGTCACCACCACCACCACCTCTATTTCCTAATGCATTCACCTTGAAATTATATACACCCACCTGATTAAGACCTGTAAATTCTCCTCCAGTAGTTGTTATAAATTCACTTAAAGATTGCCCATTAGGTAAACCTAAAACCATATTATATCCTGTGACAGTGTTAGCTGGAGTGATTCCAGTCCACATACCTGTGATAGTGAAGGTTCCATCTGAAGCGTTAGGGACTCCTGTTGTAACATTGTCAAGAGTGGGAGCATCTAATGTTTTATATGTGACTCCATTGATTGTTTGAGCTACTTGATAACTAAAGGTATTTACTTCGTTTTCTATACTTATATTTTTATCAATTAAATTAAACTTGCCTGTATCGTATTTCGTAGCAGTAACCAAGTATTCATTAGTGGCTTCCTCCTGCATAGAAATGACTTTATAGAAAAATGGGCTGGCTTGTTTTATTTCAAATTTCGCGGGACTACCTAATTTAACAAAAGGTAATATGCTTGGGTCACTAAAACCAGAAACTATCGATCCATAATCTTGATCTATAATAGATCCTGTAACGCTTAAGATAGATATCTGATCTGGACTCGCCACTGAAAGTTCAGATTCAGTTATACCCCTTGTTGAAACTTCAAAATCAGTTATACCGCTAAAGAAGGTAGGTGCTGGTGATGTTTTTCTTGTTTTATTTGGCACATCGTAAACGGCTATCTTACCAGTATTAAAATCAGATAATGTTTGAGCGCCAGTCCATTCAGATATTAAATCGCCAGATCTTAAATCAATAGCTCTCGCGTTTCCTTCTCCTGTGCCTGAAGCGAATATCCAACCAGTGACACCAGTGTCAAAGTAAAGGATTGTGCCACTTTCGGGTAGACCTGTATAAGATGCATATTGTTGAAATCTGGCTTCGCCTGATCCTGTGGCTTCAGAATATCCTTGAGTATAACCTGAAAAAGAATATTGTCCTGTGTATCTTGACCAACTATCACTACCTATACCTGTTACTGTGAAGTTGTCATATCTTTGTCTTCTAGTGTTAGCTGTTTCCTCTAATTCTAAGTAAGAATCAGAACCAGTAGGATTATAAACACTTAAGACTCCCTCCATTGATGAAGAGTTAAATTGGTTTGTTAATCTAATAGTTTCCGCTTCTAAATCTACAGCTAATACCTTTCCGAAATTGGCTATATTAGTTTTTAATTCATCTTCAATTATAACAAGATCCCCAGGTTTACACAATAGGCTTTCTAGTCCTGCGGTAAATGCAACTTGTTGATTCTCTTTTATCTTAGAAAATATTTGATGTTGTGCAGTTCTGCGAGCCATCGCTCTAGATGTGATACCAATACCTTCTATTTTTTTCTTAAAAATACCTCTCTCTCTAATATCTTCTTCATCTTCTACCACCTCTATTTTAGGTGAAAAATTATCAAATCGATCTCGATATCCTACTTCTATACAATTAAACTGCTCATCTCTTCTGTTGTTAGAGTAAAAGAAAAGACCATCTTTGACGCTTTCATTTGTGAACAAGTTGACCGCTCCTCTTGGTCTATCGTCTACAAAATTAATTTCTGAATTACTAAAGAATGTTCTGCCTCTGAATAAAGCTGCAATAGTGTTTATTGCGTCAAAAATCTTTTGTCCTTGATCGAATACAATATTGCAAGAATATCTAGGTTCCTTACCTCCTCTTCCATCAGTTACTCCTTCGAAATATCCGTCCTCGTCTACAGCATCACAAAATCTTCCTATTTTATATAGTTGCCACTTATTAATAGTGTCACTATCTATATGAGTACCCATGCCATACCTAGAGCTTGTGAGTAAATCATATAAGATCCAAGCTGGGTTATCTGTCCATACTAATTCATTTCTAAAAGACCCATCCCAATCTCCTTTGTAAATTAACTTATCTTTTCTACTCGTATTATCGAAAAGTTCTTGATTGTTATAATATCTTTTATCTCTCCCTCTT